TCCTCGCCCAGCGTGCCGCGCTTCTGCAGCTCGCGCAGGTAGGTCTGCTGCGTGATCTCCTTCGCCTGCCTGGCCTGCGTCAGGATCGCCAGGTCCGTCTGCGCGCGCGTCGGGATGCCGAAGTCGCGGAAGATGTCGATGTCGAAGGACTCCGGCAGCTCGTCCTCGCCGGTCTCCCACAGCATCGCATACTCAAACGCCTCGTAGAGCAGCCACTCCAGCTGCTCGGTCCACGACTGCACGCGGCTCTGGGCTCGCGCCCCAGCAGCATCGATGCCAGTCGCCGTGTTGCCTGCGGTCACCTGCTCCAGGAACGGCGCGAGGCCGAGGCTCTGCTCCTCGGTGCGGATGTCGCGCAGGCGTTCCATCAGCTTGGTCGCCGCAGCGCCGCTCGTCTCGACGAAGCCCACTTGCATGTTGGGGTCGCGGCTGATGATCGTCGCGCCAGCGCCGTAGGTGATCGGCTGCGTGCCGTCCGCCACGTCGGCCGACGCGCCGCTGATGCTCAGGGCCGGGTAGCTGTGCCAATGCAGGTTGTTGGACAACGACGACGTGACAAGCCAGTCGTCCACGTTCTTCCACGCCAGGTCGATCAGCGGCGGCACGGCCCAGAACGGATCGCCACCACGTGGCGACACATTGACCCACGCCAGCGGCACCTCCCCCAGCGGGTTCGGACCCTGGTTCACCATCACGTAGGGGTCGCGCTCGGTGGCCGAGCTCTGCGACGCGCTCTGCTTCGCCGTCATCAGCAGGTCCATCTGCCCCATGATCTGCGTCGGGAGGCCGCTCATCTGGTTGGTGACCTTGCGTTCCCAGAGCTCCCAGTGGTCCTCATACCAGACTCGGACCATCTGCACCGTGCCTTCTTCAAGCGTCGCCGGATCGGTGCGGTGCTGCTCCTCGTAGATCGCCACAGCCGCCAAGATGCGCTTGCCGGTCGAGTCCGAGCGCCACGACCAGTTCACCACGCGGTCGGGATGGATGAAGGCGAAGTAGGGCCGAACGTCCGACTCGCTCTCTTCCAGCAAGTTCATCGGCCGCATGGGCACGTTGCCTTCTGCATCAGGCTCGCCCTCGGCGACCATGTTGAACGGCTTGTCGACCAGCACGAACGCAAGGCCGGTATCGGCCAGAGAGTCCATGAGCATGCGCCCGAACTGCGTCAGGTTGGTGTCCTGTCGGTCGCAGTCCTCTTCGAGATAGCGCAGGTTCTCCGGCAGCAGCTCGACGTCCTTCAGGCTGATCGCACGCTGGAACGGCTTGTCGACGATGCCGCCGATGGCGTCGTCGTAGGCTGGAAACAGGAACGTGCGCAGCAGGCGGCCGAGGTATTCCTGCGGCTGCGACCGCTCGCGGTGATCCATCGGCGTGAGGACGGTGCCCATGCTGCGCATCGCTGACGTTCCACCTCGCAGCGCGCGCGTGATGATGCGGTCGACCTCCATCGACTTCCTGATGCTGTGCCATTGGCCGACTGTATTCGGGTTCATGTAAACCTCATGGTGCTGCCACCGAGCTGATGGCGTTCGTGGATGTAGTAGCGGAGAGCATCCGACCAGTGCGTGCGCTTGGCGTCCGCCTTGTCAATGTCTCGGTGGTCCTTGTCCTCGTTCCACGCGACCGATTCGAGGTCGCGCAGAGTCTGCGGTGCGGCCGTCGCATTGATCGCGAAGCGGACAGCCCCGGCCGCGTTCAGCATTCTAGCGTTGACCGAGTTCACCGAGTCGACGATGGGCGGTGCCGACCTGGTCACGCGGTCGAGGATGCGAGCGAAGCCCTTGCGCAGTTCCATGCGCACGATGTCCCAGTCGTTGCTCTGCGCACTGGTTCGGCGCTGGTTGCCACTCGGGTCGCCGTAGATCGCCACGTCGCCGGTGTGCCCGCGATACATGGTCCGCAGTCGCTCGCAGACGAGGTCAGTGCGGCTATCGTCGGGGATGTGGACCTCGCCGATGACGCAGGTCTTGTCGGCCTGCTCCTGCACCACGACGGCCGAGCCGGGTGCCACGTTGAAGTCGAAGCAGAACACCAGCGGCAGGTCAGCCCGGTAGGTCACAGGCTCAATGTGCTTCTCGCGCGCGAAGGCGTAGTAGACGAGCCCGGTCGGGTTCAGGAACGCGGCCTCGTATTCCTGGGCGAACGAGCGCGGGTCGAGGTCGCGGCGCGCGGCCTCCACTTCCTCGTGGCCGATGATGTCGCCGCTGACCCAGGAGAAGCTCTCCCAGTCCGGCACCTTGCCGCCCTGCTGGAACAGGTCGTAGAGCAGGCGACGGCCCTTCGGCCGGCCGATGAACCAGCACCAGCCCGGCCGGCCGGCAGTCGACAGCGCCGGACGCAGCGATGAGGTCCAGACGTTCGGCTTGCACTCGTCGATCTCGTCGATGACCGCGCCGTCGATGGCGATACCTTCGAGTCGGTGCGGGCGGTCCAGGCCCACGACCATCAGGCGAGATCCAGTGCGATAGTGAACCGTGAGTTCACTTTCGGACACGTCGCGGATCCACTGCTTGGGGGACAGCGCCTTCAGGTCGTCCCACCAGATGCGCTTCGCCTGGTCGCGGGTTGGCGCGGCCGCGATGTAGGTAGGCGTCGAGACCTTTGGCGGGTTGAGCGCTGCTTCGACCAGCCTGCGCTTGGCGAGCTCGGTCTTCCCGCTACGTCGTCCAGCAGAGACGACGCGCCAGCGTGCAGAGCTCGACCGCAGGCGTTGCTGCTCTGGATGCCAGCGGAGCTCCGTCCACCTATCCGGCAGCATCCTGCTTCGCCTCGCTGCGAGCACGCATGGCGGCAAGATCCGCCAAGAGCTGTTCGGCTTCGCCCTTGGTGGACACCTCGACGTGTTCCCGCTTGCTCCACCGCTGCGGCCATCGGCGCTCAAGCATCCACGCGCAGGCCGTCCACTGCCTCTCGGTATGCCGCAGCAGCCTAGCCAGGAACCCTTGTTCGGCGGTGGCCTCGGCCTCTTTTATAGACATAACGAACTCAGGGTTGCGCTTCTTGTGCATGCGGAAGCTGCCGAGCGTCACGCCTGCTGCCTGAGCGGCCCGCTCTGGATGCAGGCCCAGTCGGATGCCGCGGAGGATGGCTTCGATGGCCGTGTCCGTCATCTCGCTGCGTGGCCTAGCCATTGGCAAGCACCGCCTTCTTACCCGTGAGAGTTTCCCACCGCTTCACGATCACGTCGCAGTAGGCTGGGCTGATTTCCATGCCGTAGCACTTGCGGCCGAGTTGCTCGGCGGCGATGAGCGTGGTGCCGGATCCCAAGAACGGATCTACGACAAGATCCTGCGTCCTTGAATGAGCAGAAACGATCTTGGCGATCAATGCGACGGGCTTTGGTGTCGGATGTCCGTGCCTGTCATCGCCATGGGGTGACGACATCTCCCACACGTCCGTGAAGTTGTCGGAAGCCTGGGCGTCGAACTCCCTGCGCTGGGCGTCGAACTCCCTGCGCTGGGCGTCGAACTCCCCGCGCTGGGCGTCGAACTCCCTGCGCTGGGCGTCGAACCCTCCGATGTCTACTCCTTTGGCCTTGAAGAGTGGACGCATTTTGTCCCATGCCTCCGGAGTAGGAAGTGCCCACTGGGATCGCCCAAAGTAGTGCCCTGCCATTCCTTTGGTCCCAAGGCATTGATCTATCTCGCGGTTCGTCAAGCCTGCCTGCTCTTGCCACCCAATCATCCTGTCGATGATCGAACTGTATGCAGATCGCGCAGCGATGTGAGCCGTCTTCGCGTTGAATGATGCGAGCAGCGCATCAGGCGAATGCTGCTTTTCGCAAAGCAGCAACCGTTCGGAGCGTGGCCTCCAACGTCGCATATCTTCAATGGATACCGTGGTGCCTAGGCTTTTGCCTTTGCTCCACACGATGTGGTTGAAGATTGCGGCGTGCTTTCGAAGCCGCTCCTCAATGTGCCAAGCGAAGTCCGGCGCACACCACCAACCACTGGTTCCTCGATCTAGCAACCGCGGGATCCACTGGCCGAATACGCCATCCAAGAACTCCAGAAACCCTTCGTAGCCGTCGAAGTCGTTGTCCCAATCTGCGTCGACCTTTTCAAAGTATGGCGGATCCGCCAATATCAAAGCGGGTGCTTCCTGATTCAGAACCCTGTCGATGTTGTGCGCTTTGGTTGAGTCTCCGCACAGCAAGCGATGATGCCCGAGAAGCCATAAGTCTCCTGGGTTGGTAACAGGTTGGCTTGATGGTTCGGGGATCTGATCTTGTCGGACTTCCGTCGATTCTGGCTCCAAATCTGTCATCACGGCCTTCAGATCGGCCTCATCGAATCCGACAGCTTCGCGCGTTTCCTTGTCCCAGCCATCGAGCAGCAGCGCCAGCGTCTCGTTGTCCCACTCGGCCAGCTCTGCCGTTCTGTTGTCAGCAATGGCGAACTGGGCGGCCGTTGAGTTGTCCTCGTCGATGATGGTGGCAGCGATCTCCGTCCAGCCTAAAGCCTTAGCTGCTAAGAGTCGGCCGTTACCGGATCGCACCACCATGCCATCGCGTTGCACGACGATGGGCGCTCGCTGACCGAACTTAGCGAGGCTAGCCTTGATAGCTTCAAGGTTACGTTCGCCGTGCTTGCGAGCGTTGGATGGATCTAGCACAAGGCTGGCGATTGGAATGGCGAGGTGTCGAAGAGGTTCTGCAATGTGGGCGGTCATGCGCCGTCCTGTTCGTGGTCATTGTTGGTCTTGGTCATGTCGGCGACCTCGTCGACCAGTTTGCCGAGTCGCGTCCAGACCACCGAGGAATACCACCCGATCATCTCGATGCCATCGAGCGCCTTCTCCAACTGCGGCAGCAGTACGTGCCCCTCGGGCAGTTCCGCCTCCCATAGCCGCAACTTGCGCCACGCCATGTAGGGCCAGCCCGCCAGGTCGACCGCTTCCATCCTGGCCTCAGCCATCAGTTGCGCGAACGTGAGCTCAAATGACCGGTCGCCGTAGGTGCGGCGGCCGGTCTCCATCCGCTCGCGGACCTCGACGGCGAAATCGCGGTGCGTCAGCGCCTCGTCGCTCTTGTCGATTGGCGCGATGCGGTCGAGCCACTCGTCGAGCATGCCGAGAGCGTCGGTCACAGCGCCCTCCACCGAGCCTCGGTGATCGTCTGCGGCGGCTTGTGCGCCGCGACGATGGCTCGCGCGTTGTTGTCCCATG